TGAGGGCTTAACTACAAAGCCACCTTCAAGTGCAACATCGAGTAAACCAGACCATTTACTAATACCGCCCTCAAATAATACCTCAACAGGAATCTTAGATTTTTCTCTTACAAATCTAGACTTTTCAACATTAATAATAAAGTTGTATCCTACAATATCAGTACCGTCTTTTTCTTGTTGGCGACCGATAATAAAGATATTGTCTGCAGAATAATAGATGCCTGTTCCGCCAGATACAATCTGTTTAGGGAACAAACCAATTTCAGAATATGTATGATTGACTACAACCATAGGAATATCTTTAATTGTTAAATGAGGGGTAATCATTCTAAATAAAGACTTCATCTGTTTAGCGCGAGTCATATCTGCAACAGACTTGCCCTCAAGTGCATCGTCAACTTCTTTCTTAGATGCAAGATTACCCACCGAGTCTACAATAATAATAACATGATCTCCTCGCTCAACATTGTTGATCTGAGACATAATATCAAACTTTAATTGTTCAATATCAGTTATAGGTGTATGAAGTACTCGGCCGGTATCAATCCCGAAGCTATCAAAATAAGACTGAGGACTGCCAAACTCACTATCATAAAATAACACCACAGCGTCGTCATATTTCTCCAAATAAGATTTTGCAAGTAACAAAGAAAACGCTGTCTTAAAATGTTTAGAAGGGCCTGCAAAAACTGTTAACCCAGGGGTCAACCCACCTTCCAAACTACCAGACAGCGCAACATTAATCATGGGTACCGAAGTTTGAATCATATCCTTTTTATTAAAAAATTTGGATTTGTTTAAAACTTCAGTCTCTTTGATTGTAGAATTTTTTTTCAATTTATCAAGTAAAGACATAATAACTCCTTAAGTATGTTCTATTATTATATAGCAAAATGCAATTCTTGTCTATTCACTCTTACCGCACTTTGCCCTTTTAGCATTGGTCAATTTGCCAAAATCAACCTTCCATTCTGTTCCCGGTTTTAATTCATTCATATTTTTAGGAAATGCATATGTTACACCCGATTGTTTCATAATCTGCTCGATTGGTAAACGAAACTTTGTTAGATCATTGCCTAAATTGACATATGGTTTAGTGTGAGGAAATACCCATCCAGCGACTTCTCCTGTGGTTTGATTGATAACAATCTTATAGTAAGCATGAGGAACAATAACGCCCTTGCCTATAGTAGGATTTTCTGCACTATATATCGCACCCACATACACAGTTAAAGGTTGGTTCAATTGTACAGCCCAGCCTCGTACACTTGTTTCCAATAGTTTCCAAATTCCACGATTTAAAGATCCATGCTGCGGATACATATTGGTCATTAAGAAACTTTCGTAACTGGTTATTTGCGACCAGGTTTGATCTCCATCTGGGGCTGCGTGACCCTTATCATATCCCGTGCCTGCATAGTCATCAGGAACAGCACCACCGACTATACTTTTATCTGCCGCAAATGCGTTGGTGCGTGGCCAACAACCTAATGCATTTTGCGGTAATAATGTATATGCCACATATGCTGGAATTTTTGCAGGAGCATCATATGCTACTAGAAACGCTTCACGACAGATAGGTTGTGAAGCACGTGAGGTTTTTGCAAATCCATATGGAGAATGAATCTTACATTGTTCTACTGGGAATGGTTGTCGTTGGTCCCAGGCAAGAGCATGGTTATTCCATGCGGGAAATAAAAATCCAATTACTGCCAATGAACCCCATAGTGTTTGTTTTAATAATTTTTTCATCCGAATAATCCTTCTAATGTTGCTTGTGGTTTAGCAGACCAACCAATTCCATTTAATATTGTATTCATAGGTTCTAGAAATGATTTCTCGAACATAGTATCATAATCTACGTATTTAATCAGACCCAATTCAGGGGGAATAATAGTATTGAATGCTATACAGTTTTCACCGATAATATTTGGCTCTTTCAAATAAATGAATTTAATTTTATCGCCTTCTTTAATCTTTTCATATTTTTTACCAAGATCGTGTTTATCAAGATAAAAATTATACAATAGTGCCCCTCTGACATGCATAGGGGTAGCCTGTTTATATATATTGGCTCTATCTGTATATTTATCCAATCCGTTGACGCCCCTAGGAAAAGATATCAATTCAGGCTTCATTTTTCTATAGCCTTCTTCAAATTCTCGAATATATTTTTGAAGAGTTTGTTCATCAGAAGTCAACGCCAATTTAACTGCTTTTCGCAAACCATCTCTAATAGGTTCAGGGGTAGAAGATCTTACAATTTCTAATCCCATAACCTTTAGCTTGGGCTCCGAATATTTAACCCCCTCATTATTATACACATTTAGGGCATATCGTTTCTTCGCAACCCATACTCCTGTTTCTGCGATTGCTTCTCGTTTAAAATAAATCTTCTTATCAAACGCATTAGTATAATCAGCAATTTCATTACAACTTTTATTTAGAATTTCTTGAATCTTACCTTCACAAATTTCATCAAGAATGTCTACAATCTTTTCTGGATCTTTTCCTTTGTAGAATTTTTCTACAAGCGGAGCGAAGGTAACATAACAAGAATCAGTATCAGAATAAAATGAATAGCTATGTTCTTTTGTTCCGCAAACTTTATTTAAGTATGTATCCAAATCTCTGCCGACTTTTTGAATAATATATTGTCCCGTTAAAGTGATACCTTCCGCGATATTAGAATCATAGAATCTAAAATATTCATTGGCCAAGGCACCGAATAAAGAATTCATTTGAATCTTTCGAGCCATCTGAAAATTATTATATTTAGATATCTCTTTTTGCCAAATTGGATTCTTTGTCTTTTCGTATTCGGCTTGCGCATCCAACATCAAGTTCTTATATTGTTTTCTATCGTCAAATAACTTTTGAACAATCTCAGGAAAGATGCCTTGTTTATCTCGTGTAAAACATCTACCATTAGATGCCATACAATAATCTTTATCTGTTAGATCAGATAAATCATCCTCACCTTTTAAAAGATCTTTAATTTGTATATCAAAGTGTTTTGGATTATTAACAAGTGTCTCTGGCGACATATTATACTGCATAATAATACTAGGATACAGACTTGTCGCATCAAAAGAAACCACCCAATTATATTTTCCAGGTTTAGGTTCTTGAACATATGCTCCTGCAATTTGTCTGCCGGGCTTGTCCTCTCTTTGATGGACAATAATATTTTTCTTTAGTAGTTGATTGTATAAAATACAATCCCAAGTTCTTACTGCAGAGAAAATGTCAATATAATTACACTTGGCATCATATGCCATTGTAAGAATAAGTTCAATCAATTTCATCTTATCTTCAAGTTGGTCAACAATTTCAACGTCTCGAATATTATACTCTACAAACTTTTGCCAGTTGCCTTTATAGAATGCAGTAAAAGAATCATATTCGTCGTATGATAATTTTTCGCTGCCCAATTCAACTTTCGCAATATGATCTAGCTTATAAGATTCCTGTGCATTATATGTGAATTTTTTATATAAGTCCAGATAGTCTAGAATGGCTACGCCCATAACTTCAAAAGAAACATTTTCTTTCTTCAATTTTAGAATACGTTTCTCATTTACTATTTTCCAAGGAGACAATTTCTTTAAAGCATCCTCACCTAGAATTTTAGTAATGCGATTACATAGATATGGGATATCGAAAAACTCCACATTCCATCCTGTAATAATATGTGGATGGTCTTCAGAAATATAGTCTAAAAATTCTTTTAGTAAACTTACTTCGTCAGAACAATGAACATATGTATGTTTTTCACTAACAGGTTTTGCAGGGTGTAAACCAAAAGTAACAATCTGTTTTGTTTCGTAATCTTGTGTAGTAATCAACAATACTTTTTCATTAGTATTCACTACATCGGGGAATCCTAAGTCTGCAGTAGTCTCAATATCCAATGACCATATCTTCATCTGAGAAATATCAAATTCTATATCATCCTTAAACGCAGAAGATATGTACTGGTATGCGAAATTTGTGTTACCAAATACTGAAAAATTTTCAACTTCTTTATACTGTTGGACATATTCTTTAGCATCATTAATACTGCTAAATTCTATAGGAGCAAGATTCTCACCATATATAGATTTGAATTTTGATTCCTTTTGAGAATTTACATATAGAGTGGGTTTAAATGGAATCCTATCCTGTACTTTGTGTCCGTTATTTATCCCACGGACAAGGATATTGTTGCCATACTGATTTACACTAGTATAAAACTTCATTAGAAAACCTTTAGATCATAAATATTAAGTAACATTATATTATAAAAACAAAGTTGTGTCAATATAATAAGGAGAATAAAATGGCTGAGACAATCAAACCTTTATCCAGAAGCGAAAAAGAAGCTCTAATAAAGGATAAAGCGGGGTGGGTAATTACGGTACTTGCAGCATTATTGGCAATCAATACTTTAATGGGCGGGAGTAATTCGAGTAAAGTTTTAAATAATACGATAGATGCAAATAATACATGGGCATTTTATCAAGCAAAAAGTATTAAAGGTACATTAGCCGAAATGGCATATGATGATGCTGAAAGAGTACAAGATAAAAAGAAAGCCGAAGCTTTAAAATCAAAAATAGAAAGATATGAATCTGATCCTGTTTCAGGAGAGGGTAAAAAAGAATTAATGGCCAAAGCACGTAAGCTAGAAGCAGATCGTGCTGTAGCAAAAAGTCGTAGCCCATGGTATACTTATGCAGGGTCATTGTTACAAATTGCGATTGTTCTATTAACAGCAAGTATATTGGCTGTTAATAATAGATTATATTGGGCAAGCCTAGGAGTGGGCGCTTTTGCTATGTTATTGATGAGCCAAGCTGTATGGTTATGGATTCCTTTAATGTTATAAATGGATCCATTAACACTATTTGCTCTTTGCAATGGTGCGGTAGCAGCGGTAAAAAAGGGATGTCAATTATATAAAGATATCAAAAGTGCCGCTGGTGATGTGAAAGGCGTACTTAAAGATCTGGATGATCAGTTCCATAAAAAGTACGATGGGAAACCTGTACCTCCTGAGGCAGTCAAACAATTAACTGCCGAAAAAACTCGTGTTACAGAGTTAAACAAACGTAGTGAAGAAACTTCCGACCTTTATATTGAGATAGGTGATTATCTAGGGACATATTATGATAACTATTTCAAGTGTGTTGCTGTTCTTGAAGATGAAGAAAAAAGAAGTTCTACCGAGGTATATTCCGGAGGTGACAGTCTAGCAAAGCGTGCCCTAAAAAGAGTTCTAATGCAAAAACAATTAGAACAAATGGGAAAAGAATTACGCGAATTAATGATATACCAAAGTCCACCTGAACTAGGTGCACTATATACTGAAGTTGAATCCATGACCAAGGTGTTGGGAGCTCAACAAAAAATACTTATCACAAAACAAATTGAAAAAGATAGAAAACGTCTTCAAAGAAGATCTATATATTATTTTGAGATTGCAATAATTATAGCTGGCATAATATTGTTCTTTTTTACAATGATGTTGTTTATGTATATTGCCCATGATGCAAAACAACGATGGGGCGGAATGGATGATAAGCCATATCAAAAAAGATTAGAAGCAGTTAAACGACAAGAATGGTACGACCATAAGCGCAAACTACAAGAATATGAGGATTACCTGTATTTAAAGAAATTAGAAAAGGAAAATGAAACCAACAACTAAAACCTTTTTAATAGTTGTGAGTTTGTTTGCCGGTATATTCATAGTCCCAGGAATTTTAGTATTATTACATAATTATATAAGTGCAATAATTTTTGCATCTGCAACCATTGCATGCTTTGCCTTGGTTGGGTATTATGCATATCAAGATTTATTATTAGTAATTAGACAACATGAAATAGAAGAAGAACAAATGCTACTTAGATTTCATGGCAACAAAGAAATACTTGCAAGATACAAGGCATTCAGAAGGTATTTTGACGGCGACATTAATTTAAAAGAATTAGAAAACTGGATTGAAAAACATAGTATATTCAACAGTAAAATTTAATTTTAAAAAAGGGCATTATGCCATTAGAAAGCGCATCAAAATTATGGGTGTGGCTTGAGAAAGTAAATACATTAAAGTTTATGATAGCATCTATACTGATTGCCTCTTTGGCAGCAGTAATAGCATTGGCAATAGTTTGGTTTGTAACTGATCCTACACGTTACTAAACTATGATTAGCAAAAAAACACTTATAAGTATTGCCTCGGTAGTGGCGATTGCTGCACCATTGGTTCCAAAAACTGTAAATTTAAATATTACAATGGAACAACCTAGTAAAAAAGAAAAGAGTTATAGATCAGTAGAAACAGTATGCGATATAAAAACTAAAACTGTGTCTGATAATAAATTTTTGGTTTGCGAATACCAATGTAGGGGCGGGGACAAGATTTCAATATATAGAACTTACTACAATGCCTCGAAAACTTGTCCCGATATAGTCACTGAAAGAATTAATAAAAAAGATTAACTTCTGACAATATTCAATGATGCGTTATTTGGGCTTGCCGCATCTTGTGTATATATCTCAATACCTGAACCAAAGATAGATTGATACTGATTATAAACAGAATCTTCTAGATCTGCTTCCCAAATTACAGAGTTTCTGTCAATTGTAATAGTATGGTCTTTAGCATATCCCGCATAAGGAATTAATGCCATTGAATGTTGGTCTGGTGTAGATTTTGAAGCAACCAACATAACTGCACATGGACGAACTGCCTCAATGTGAGTATCACCATATGTCAATTGCCCAATAATTTCTTCGCCTGTAACAAGTTTAAGTATTTTAATCATTATCATTTCCTATTGTTTTGTTGGTAGGCATCCCAACCGGCCTGAAACCAATCTATACCAAATGGATTATATAATTTTTCCAATTTAGTATCCATAAATGTTTTAGTCAATTCGGATGTCATTTCTAATTGTGTTTCTAATGCACTATGCAAAAATGCACCTTGTGTATCTACATACGTTGTCCAAGACTTTTTAAGGTTTGGATTCTTTATGTATTTTTCAATAAACTGTTTCTTGCCATTTTGTATTGAGTCTATAGTTAGATTTACTGGATCTAGCATTTTATTTCCTTTGTTTTAAATGGGGCCGAAGCCCCATGGATTATAGTACCCTAGATTCAGGATCTTCTGTAAGCAATTGTTTTTTGCTTGTCTTAGATGTTTTAGTTGTACCTTCTTCAACATCTTTAACCTCAATTTTTTTAGGTTTCTTATGTTCGGGAATAATACGTTCTAAGAAAATCTTTAGCATGCCATTTAACATAGCTGCATCTTTAACTTCAATTTGATCATCCAATGCGAATGTTCTAATGAAGTTTCTTCCTGCAATACCTTTGAACAAGAAATTTTCTTCTTCTTGGCTGTGCGTGTTGCCTTTAATTAGCATTTTGCCATCAGCAAGTTCAATCTCAATATCCTGTTTAGCAAAACCAGCAACAGCTAATTCAATAACATAAGTGTTATCGCCTGTTTTCTTGATATTGTATGGAGGATAGTTGGGAATGTTTTTTGTTAGATCATCATGCATTTTTGCAATGCGATTGAATTGATCGTCAAAGCCAACAAAGAATTTATCGAAGTCCTTGAAGCCAGGACCAAATACTGACAAGTGTGTCATAGTGCTCTCCTTAAATAAGCGAGTTAAAAATACTACCCTTGCGGCGTAGCGTTAAGTGACGGTTTTATTGGGATCCGTCAACCCTATCCCATCCCGGGAATAAAATTATTTATTGTCGTTGCCTAATTTTTTCTTACCAATATTATACTTCGTTTCCAATTTCCATTCATCTTTTTCTCTGTGAGAGATAACTTTAATTTGAGAAAGCGGAGCATAATCAGTAAAAAAATCAGGATCGTTAATTTTAACCAATCCCCAATCAACTAATAATTTGGCAATAGTGTTTCTTCGTTGCAGGTCATTGTCTGATAGATCAGCAGTCTTTCCATCTAGGGCAAAGAGCTCTTTAAAATGAACTATAAAGTAATGACCTTGTTTATGTAGAATGTGGCAAGATTGAAATAGTGTTTTATCTTTTCTAGATGCCACACCTATTCTAGTTAAGGTTTCTCTTACCTTTAAAAAATCGTCGGGTTCTGTTAGTGTAACTTCCAAGGGCTTATACCCAGGGAAGTTAATGTTGATCATATCAGTACTCATTCCTACCACCTTTTGTTATTTTTCTTTTCATATCTTCAATAATCGAAGAGTTTAGAAGTGGTAAAACTTGTTTGGCCTTTTCTGTGCTGTAGCCATGGTATTCTTTGATAACTTCCAAATCATCGATCTTCTCGGCCTTGATCCATTTGTTGTATCTTTTCCGAGGCCTAACAATATTTATAAGAAAATGAAATTGTAGGATCTTGTCCAAATGGGGGCGAGAATTCATCTCGTTGGCAGGAATTACTGTATCGTGACCGTAGGATAATCCTTTATTAATGATATAGGGGTTGTATTGTTTCTCAGACCAATCGTCCACAATGAGATTATCTTTACCATGATGTATAGCATTGATAAAATCAAAGGGGGATATGGCAGGTGCTTTATATGGTTCCTCTGCAGGTTTTACTACTGGTTCTCCAAATAAACTCATAGCATCCTCACCAAACCAATAGTATCAATAGTTGTCAGGAGTACATAATTGGCAAGCATGCCAAAACTTTTCCTAGTCCAAGCAGCCCAAGCGTACAGAGCACAACCAGCAATCCATATAGGATAGAGAACAAGTAAGGGGGGATGTGGTACTGTGGATGCCATAGTAATGCTACACCCGATAGATATAGCCCAAGCAAGCAACTCAACAAAAAAGCGAAAACTATTAGTGCGATAGTCATTACGAATCCATTCAAAAGTGGGTCTAAATAAATCAATCATTTAAATTCTACCGCTGCCATAATCTCAGTCAAGCAGGCTACTAGATTAATTTCTTGATCTGCGCAGAATGCTGCCTTATACTGATAATCAGCAAGCAGAAGAATAAGTTGCGGAACCTGTTTAACCTGATCCGTTAATGTGTCGTATAATTTTCTAAAGATAGTTCCAGGATCATTGTCAATATTGTTAACTACCCAAGTGCGCATTTTCTTCCAATCACCATCTTTCAAAGATGCGATTAGTTCTTGCATATTAGATTCACTCAAATTAACAAAGATGCCTTCGTCAATTTTGCCCGAAGCTGAATATCGTTGTAGCTCATTCAAGACTCGCCGATAATCAGGAAAGTGTTTCTCAATAACCTTTGCAATTACTTTACCATCGGCATCAATCTTTTCAATGCCCATGATTTCAGTAACACGCTTAAAAAATGCTGCGGCAATCTTTGGCTTTTCAGACTTCGGTAGTTTAAATTCAATAACCGCAGTTCTGGAATGAAGCGGGGGAATAATTCTATTCTTAAAGTTACAAGTAAGAATAAATCTACAATTAGATGAGAACTCTTCTATAAATGCTCTCAATGCAGGTTGTGTAGAGTTAGGGTTTAAATAATCTGCCTCGTCTAAAATTACAACCTTTGGTTTACCACTGAACGATACAGTAGATGCAAACTGTTTAATCTTAGTACGAAGAACATCAATACCAGATTCTTCCGAACCGTTAATGATGATATAATCTGTTTCTAACTCTTCACACAATGCTCGAGCAACTGTAGTCTTACCCATGCCCGCACCGCCACATAATAACATATTCTGTATTTCACCTTTAGCCAACATCTCATGAAAGATGTTCTTTTGATCTGCAGGTAAAATACAATCTTCTAATTTGCGTGGTCGATACTTTTCAACCCACAAAAATTCATTTTTACGATAATCCATAATAACCTCATAATATAATTAAATTTCAAGCTGTTGCATCCGAGGTAGTATTAAGTTCATCAATACGGTTTTCTAATACATTAATTGCAGTATTAAAATGACCGGTACCTTCTTCCGAAGGTTTGTAATAATGACGTCGAAGAGTTTCAACTTCATTCATTAAAACTGCGACATACTCTTCTTTAGATATTTGAAAGTTTTTCATAATTATACCACCGAATCAGGTTCCATTGCGATAAAATATCCCAGTGGCTTTGTAGCATGTTTAAACTGAAATGCCTTTTTCTTTGAGATTGTAACATTATATGCATCAGGAACAATCTTAAAGTTTTCAACTGCCATGTGGCAATCAAATGAATGTTCGCTTTTACCAATAATTTTCTTATAGGTATTTGCGGTATCATTCTTTTTATCACCGATAGTCAATGTAACATTCTCGCCCTTGCTGGAGATTGTGATTGTCGGTGCACCTGTAA